AACTTTGGAGAACTCAAGCGACTCATTGAGTCTACAGCGGAGGATTCGATTGGCGAGAAGACGACGTACACGGAGGTGGACATGGGGCTCGAAGAGCTTCTGGACTCCCTTACGATTGATCCCGATTTCCCTTTCAACTGGGAGCCATTGTCGAAGCGCGTGTCGGGCTTGGATCGAGGGCATTTTGGAATCATCTTTGCGCGACCGGAAACGGGCAAGACTACTTTCGTATCTTTTCTCACTCAGAAATACCTCAAGCAAGGGTTTACCATTGCGATATGGGGAAATGAAGAGCCGGCTGTACGAACTAAACTACGTATCATCCAGAGCTATTTTAAAGTTACGCGGCAAGAACTTAATGATGGGCGGGGAAAATATGCACCGCTATGGAGTAGCGAGATCAGCAACCGTCTACATGTTCTTGACTGTGTTGGCACGACCATTCAGGAAATTGATGACTGGTGCAAGATTAACAAACCGGACATCATCTTCATTGACCAACTCGATAAGGTAAAGATAGCGGGTAAGTACAATCGCGGGGATGAGAAGCTCAAAGAGATTTACTTGCAAGCACGTGAGATTGCCAAGCGTAACAAATGTTTAGTCTGGGGCGTATCACAGGCAAGTGCTGAGGCTGAAGGTATGCTAGATGTTGAGTACCAGTATTTGGACAACTCAAAAACAGGTAAAGCGGGTGAGGCTGATTTAATTATTGGCATCGGTAGACGTGGGGATCGCTCCCCGGAAAACACAGAGCGTTCTATTTTCATCTCGAAGAACAAGCAGAACGGATGGCATGGTAAAGTAATGTCTGAGATAGACATGTATCGAGGTGTGTTTGAAAAGCAGAATACAATTATTTATGTACCAGAAGAATACCAAGAAGAATTTGTAGAGCCTACTGAGGAGAACTTTGACGCATGATTGTTGTAGGCATAGGCCAATCGAAACACGACGGGAGCATCTGCGCGTATATCAATGGTGAGATTAAGTATCGAAAGGCCGAGCGGGCACATGGTAAAAAACATTGTTTTGCGCCAGATTACTTTATGTACGAGACTTTACGTGAGTGGGGCGTAAGTGGCGGTGATGTTGATTTGTTTATACAGACTGACTCCGGAATATTTGACACAGGTGCTAAGACACTTCCCTACGATGGTGAGATGATTTTAAGTAAGGGTACCAACCATCTAGTAGTTGACCACCACATGGCTCATGTGTGGTCCGATTTAAGTTACATGGGAGCAGACCAAGCTGTAGTTGTTGATGGCCGTGGGTCTGGTCACCATACTGGCCTAGTTATTTCTGCTACTCGTCCAGCATTTCGTATCAATCAATTTTCAATTGGTAAGACGATGCGAATATTGATGGGATTCACGAATAACAGCGACGACCAAGTAGGTCCGGATGCGGCGGGTAAACTAATGGGTTTGATGTCCTATGGAACTTCTGACCCTGCTTTCTACGCGCAGTATAAAGACGTTAATCCCGCGGAATGGATTCATAATTTAAATATGATGCCTCCCGAACAACGAGGCCCCGAAGTAGAAAGTTGGCTTAACATTCTGGCAACTTGTAACGATCTTCTGTACTCGTTGCTATATTCAAATTACTTTGAGAGAACTGATAAGTCTAAAAAAATAATTTACTCCGGGGGTTGTGCCCTAAATATTGACTGGAACCGCCGTGTACAGGATGCGGGTTATCAGCTATCAGTCATGCCTTACGTATATGATGGCGGTCTGTCTATTGGATTAGTTCGATGGGGGATGAGCCTTCTAGGCGAAGAACCATTTACAACAATGCCGGACTTTCCTTACTGCCAAGATGATGAGGCTCCTGAAAGCCTCCCAAGCACCAAGACGATTAAAAAAGTTGCAGAAGAATTAGCTAAGGGTAAGATTGTTGGATGGTATCAGGGTCACGGGGAGTTGGGCCCACGTGCTCTAGGTAACCGCTCTATCCTTATGCGGCCAGACTTAGTTGATGGAAAAGATGTTATAAATCAAAAGGTTAAGCATAGAGAGTGGTGGCGTCCCTTTGGCGCGTCTGTAAAGCAGGACCAAGCATCTAAATATTTTGACATCAATGATAGCCCTTACATGCTACTTACGTCTAAAGTTTTGAGTAATGACCTTCACTCCATCACTCATGTAGACGGTACATGTCGACACCAAACTGTTACTCCTCAACAGAATGTGGCATACTACGAATTACTCGATGAGTTTGAGAAGTTAACGGGGATATCTGTGTTGTTAAACACCTCCTTAAACCTTGGAGGAAAACCCATAGCGGGCACAATTAAAGAGGCTAAAGAACTATATGCTACTTCGGGCATGGACGCGCTTTGTATAGGAGATCATTTAAAATGAATGTACTAACGTTTGATGTTGAGTGTACGCACAAGCCGAAACCCAATGGTGGGTCTACACCACTTCCCTATTTTGGTAATCATTTGGTGAGCATCGGGTGGAAGGTGTCCAGTGAACCGGTCAAGTATGCCTTTGTCCATCACGATGATCACCCGGCGGATCTTGATAAGATTGAGGAGTTTAGGGAAGATATTTCGAAAGCTGATGTCGTCGTCGGTCATAACATTAAGTTTGACCTTAACTGGATAAGAGAGTGTGGGTTTAAGTATGATGGACCTGTCTACGATACTATGGTGGCTGAGTACCTACTTGCGCGAGCACGTAAGTGGCCGCTTTCCCTTGAGGCCCTCGCTAAAAGGTATGAGGTTACTGAAAAGAAGAAAGATCTTACAGCGGATTATCTCAAGAGCGGCAAGACGTTTGCACAAATCCCGTGGGAGATAGTTGAAGAGTACGGCATCGCTGATGTACAATCGACGTGGGAGATTGCCTGTAAGCAACTCTCGGAAAAGTACCAAACAACATGGGAGGAGCTTTATGAGCCAAGAAATGCATAGTAATCCTATGCAAAATGAGCAGGAAGTAAACCTACTGAAGCAGGAGGAACTTGGAATGATTCAGGTGACACGCTTGGAAGAGAACGATGATGGCTCTGCTAATCTCGAAATTGAGACTAGCCCTGAAGCGACTCGACTTCTTGTAGAGATGGGTTTAATATCATTACTCGAGAAAGCACTCGATAAAGAGAACGATGAGTATTCCATCGACAAGTCACTTTTGAAAGGGAAAGACGATGAGCAAGAAACCCCTAGCGTATAAAGGACTCATGGGTGGCATCACCCGCGAGTCTGCTGTACTCATCTACAAGTTTTTACGTAATGAAGCTGACATGGATGATGACTTAACAAGTGTCGAGTATTACAATGGTGTGCTCGACGGAATGACAACCGTTTTGAACGGAGAGATACACTCAGAGAAACTTCTGAAGGAGATAAAAGCCTATGGCATCGAAATTATTGAACACCCTGCGTCTGTCGTTGGAGATGACGGACGTCCTTGCGAACCTCGAACGGACAGGGATAAAGATCGACCCCTCTGCCCTAGCGGATATTGAGAAAGAATACAGGGAAGAAATGAACGCCCTCGAGGTTAAGCTCCAGCGCATGGCTGAAGAGGCAATGGGGGACACACCTGTTAACTTAAACAGCGCGGACGACCGCTCAATGCTTTTCTATTCACGTAAGGTCTTAAACAAGAACCGTTGGTCAAGCATCTTTAACCTCGGGTCAGAGCTACGTGGTCACACACGTAAACCAAAGCAACGTACAAAAATGACAAAAAAATTATTTTCGCTGTACGTTAAAGACGAAACCGAGATTATTTACAAGACAGTTGCGTCAAAGTGCACAGCTTGCATGGGCAGGGGACGTAGCAACGTTGTTAAAAAGGACGGCACAGTTGGCAAAGCTGTGAGGATATGTAAGCCTTGCGGAGGTGATGGAGTTATCTATGCAAAGACTACGCAAGTCGCGGGATTCAAAATTATCCCGAGGGACGCATGGGACACCGCGTCCGCAGGATTTAAAACAGACCATGAGACTCTCAAGGAAAGGTTGGATGAACTATCTGGAGACGCAAGAGAATTCGCAGAATCTTATTCAAGGTACAATGCGTTGCGAACTTACTTATCAACCTTTGTCGAGGGACTCAAAAACAATTGCGACGACCAAGACATCGTCCATCCAGATTTTATGCAATGTATTACTGCAACCGGACGGCTCAGTTCTCGTAACCCCAACTTCCAAAACATGCCCCGCGGCTCTACCTTCGCCATTCGACGCGCAATGGTCTCTCGTTTTAACGGAGGAAAAATCTTAGAGGCTGACTACGGGCAACTCGAGTTCAGAGTCGCGGGCTACTTAGCGAACGACCCGCAGGTGTATCACGACGTGGAGAACAAGACGGATGTACATACTGTCACTGCTGAAATTATTGGATGCTCGCGGCAAGAAGCGAAGGCTCATACTTTTAAACCGCTCTACGGGGGAACAACAGGTACTCCTGATCAGCAACGATACTACCGTGCGTTCAAAGACAAATACGCGGGGGTAACTGAGTGGCACAACGAATTACAGAAGGACGCTGTAGAGAAAGGATTCATAACTTTACCGTCAGGAAGACAATATGCGTTCCCCGGAACTCAATGGACTGAGTGGGGAACCGCAACTAACAGAACAGCCATCTGCAACTATCCGGTGCAGGGGTTTGCAACAGGCGATCTCCTACCAATGGCTTTAGTTTATTTAACTAAGTCTATGAAAAATAAGGGATTAAAAAGTGTCATATGTAATACAGTACATGACAGTATTGTGCTTGACATCTTTCCCGGTGAGGAGGATACTTGTACTAATCTAGTGGTAGAAGCAATGATGTCTTTACCGCAAGAGTGCCGACGCAGATATGGTATTGAGTATGATATGCCAATATCTGTTGAGGTTAAAATGGGTCCAAATTGGTTGGACACCAACGTTGTATACGCGAATTAAAGGAGCACGTAATGGGCGAACTGAGCGTTTTAGATACTAGCGATAACATCGCAGAAGTTATTAAAGGGGTAAGCCGCGAGGAATTGTTGGCTTTTATTGGTCAGGGCAGTGGTGATGACACGCCAAAGACAGGCTTGAGCCGTATCAATATTAACTACGATACGGATGATGATGAAGGTAACTCTTTGAAGAAGGGTTGCTGGAAGATTTACCATGATGGTGAGTATGTCTACGCAGACAAGGTTACGTTTAGGCCCCTAATGCGTCGCTACGAGTGGTCTGTGTACGATCAGGAAACTAACTCTTTTGCGTGTCGCTCGACACAGGAGAAGAGCTTGGAGTTTCAATTCCCAGACACGAAAGGTGGTAACAAATGTGGCCGTCTATCTAAGTCTGAAGAGCAGGAGTACGGTGATGATCACCCCTTAACGTTAGCGTCTAAATTAGCAGTGTGTAACCAAGTGTTCTACGCTGTCGTTAGCATGGACGGTAAGACAGGTAGTGGTAAGTCTGTGAAGATTGATAATCTTCCGGTCATGGCTTACTTCAAGAAGTCATCATTCCGCCCAGCATCTGATGCAATTAACAAAATACCTAAGAGTATGGGTATGTACGAGCAGGTCTTTGAGCTAACAACTCAACGCCATAAGTCTGGTAGCGTTACCTTCTTCACACCTATCTTTACACCTGTAAGTACAGTGAAGAGTGGTAATGAAGACTTAGAGTTAATCGGAAAGTTTGCTGAAACAATTAACGCATCAAACAACCGTATTATGGAGCAACACAAGGAGGCCCTAAAAGCCAAAGCCAGCGAGCAAGAAATCGATTTGGCGGCGGAATTTAACTAAGATGCTAGCTGAAGTTCGAGTTAAGAACTTCCTATTGCAAGCAACGAGGGGGGAAGCATCGCTTCCCTCTTCTGTCTTAGAGGAGTTCGCAAGTGATTGCCGCGAGGCACTCGAGAAGCAGTTTAACCGTAACCCAGAGTGGCGTCTTAGGATGTCTGGGTTAGGGCGTCCTCTGTGTCAGCAAGTACATGGCAGAGATGGCAAAGAAGAGGAGATGGAGTACAACGCAATATTACGCTTCTTAATTGGAGACCTTGTTGAGTGCGCTGTTATGGCAATCTTAAAAGGTGCTGGCGTAAATATTGTAGAGGCACAAGGTAAGTGTCAACTAACTGTTGCATCTGAGGATATACAAGGGACACTTGACTTAGTTATAGACGATGAGGTAGACGGTAAAAAAGTCTGGGACGTTAAGTCTGCAAGCCCCTATTCATTTAAACAGAAGTTTGGCAAAGGTTATGATAACCTGAAAGATGATGACCCCTTTGGTTACGTTATGCAGGGTCATCTGTACGCAGAGTCTAAAGGGTTAGATTTTGGGGGCTGGATTGTTGTTGACAAATCCTCGGGGGAGATTGAATTTGTTCAAGCCCCGGCGGATCAGACAGAGGATCGTGCCGTATACTTGGACGAAGCACATCGTACTGTCGAAGCCCTTATGTCTAACTATAGGTTTAAGAAGCCCCCGATGGAACCGGAAGACGAGCACTACACCTTTCAAGGTGAGCGAATCTACACAGGAAATAAGTTGCTTAACAAACAGTGTACTTTCTGTGGATACCGACAACACTGCTGGCCTAAAGCAGTACAGCACGGTAAGGTAACTTCAAAAGCACGTATGAAGCCTATGGCTTGGTACCATACATTGAAGGTGAAGGAATTATGAACGAGAAAGATTTGAGAAAAGTGGTAGAGATACAGGGGAAGTTAATTAAACTTCGTGCTCGTATTATGCAAGATGTGGAAAAGCACAACGAAATTTTGATTAGCGAACTTCGACCTCTTACTGAGGGACTTATTCGCAACACTATTTATCAAATTGGCGACATGACTTACAAACGCGGTAAAATAATGTGCCAGATACAGGCTGAAGATTATGGACTGGGGATTAAAGTCGACGGACTAGCAACTCTCCGTCGTATTGTAGTAGGAGACGGTGATGCCAATATTAACGACGAAGAGAGTGGATCGCCAACTCCTCTATCTGAATGAAACAGCCTATGCAGTTTACATCGAAGCCGCTGACAAGAGAGGTGGCGACCCGTGGGTTAGATGGGCACGTAATTTTGACAGGTGTTTACCGTTGACTATGTGGCAACACTTCGGTCAACCTTTAGGGCACGAAACATGGGAACGCGACGGTAAAAAAGCTACGGACGAATTGATACGTATCGCAAATGTCGTACGCCAAGGACGAGTCGTAGTTTTCCCCGGAGATGAATACTCCCACGCACTCCTGCAAATCGGGAATACAACTCCGAAATTACAGGAAAGAATTTCTCAATCAATACAGAGTCTGGTAACCCTATGAGAATAAAGCGGCACAACTTTCGATCAGATTACGAACTTACCGTAGCTAAAAAATTAGCTGAGGCCGGTATTAAGTACGAGTACGAGACACAAAAATTTACGTATCAACCTAAGCCTAAAATATACACACCGGACTTTTATCTTCCGGAGCAAGATATTCACATTGAGTGTAAGGGATTTTTTAAGCCTGCTGATAGACAGAAGATGCTCTTAGTAATTAAAGACAACCCTTTCCTTGACATACGTATGGTTTTCTTGAGAGCATCAAATAAACTAAACCGTTCTAGTAAGACTACTTATGGCGCGTGGTGCGACAAGCATGGTATTCTGTGGGCGGATGGCATGATACCACTAGAGTGGTTGGAGAAGAAAGCATGAGTGATTTAATTATAGACGACGAAAAGATTGCCGCCCTCGAGCAGGCAGGCTTGCTCAAAGGAAGATACTACATTGTTTTGGAGCCAATTGACGATGAAGATGACGACACGGATGGCTTTAGCATCCGCGCATATGCAACTCGAGATACTCAGGTTGAGATTGATGGCGAAAAGACATTTGATCCAACTTATGTCATCCTTCAAGGATTGCTTGGGGCTGTCCACGAAGACTTCGATAACCTCTACGACATGGGATTGGAAAGGGTTACGTTGGAAGCACTCGGTGAAGTCGTCCCAGAAGAAGAACTGAAACCGGAGCACCGCGATCGTATTAAGAGCATGGAGGGGAATGTCATTACTGCCAAATTTGGAGAACTGCAATGACAGACTGGAAGAACCCTGACCACTACAAGAAGAAAGACTTTGAGGCCATCGAGGTAATTAAGTCTGTACTCACGGAAGAACAATTTACTGGATATTTACTCGGAAACTCGCTAAAATATTTACTACGGATTAACGACAAAGATACCCCCTTGATGAACGTGGGCAAGGCTGAATGGTACGCGACCCGCGCAGAAAAAGAATTGAGCGATGCGAATTAATCCGATACTTGCGGACGAAATCTTTGCGCTTAACGATAACTTGTCCTACGTATACGAGGAAGGAGTTATCACAGTAGACAACTGGTATAGGGATATTCAACTTATTTGTGAGGTTTTAGAGAACGTCTCGGCAAATGCGTGGAAATGGAATCCAAATGGTAGAAATTTTAAAGACTATCAAGATTGCAGGTTTGAGATAACCAACAAATTTCCGGGAGTGTGGCATCGCAAGACAGAGGAAGTCATTAAGTATTTGATATCTCAGTTTTTTAACGAGACTCGAGATATGTCTCTTGTAAATACAAATTATGAATTCAATGCTTTTAAGCCTATAGTTGATGTGAATCAAAGCTATCAAATGCATCCTCACATTGATCATAACTACAACATCATAACGTATATCGACGGTGTTGAGGACGGGGGTACGGCTTTATATGAGGTTCTTCCTGAGAGATTACGTAAAAATACAGAGCATGAAAATTTACTTGTTGACATAAGTGAATCAGAGTTTAAAATCATCCCAGCAAAACAAAACAGGACAGTTATATTTAAGGGGGATGTGTACCACGCCGGGTACATAAATGACTACAGTTTTTACAAAGATAACTGGCGAGTAACACAAGTAAACTTTTTAAGGTAAAATATGGAACATATGTACTGTGGCAGGATTGCCATCGACTACGACCGTGATGAGAACTTTAGCGCACAAGCCTTGAAGTTGCTCACGGATTACTACATGTTGCCTGATGAGTCTAGCCCACAAGAGGCTTTTGCTCGGGCGGCCTTGGCGTATTGTGGGGGTGACTATGGCTTCGCTCAACGTATTTATGATTACGCTAGTAAGCGTTGGTTTATGTTCGCTAGTCCTGTTCTTTCAAACGCACCGCTTGACGGAGTTGAGCCAAAAGGATTGCCAATCTCTTGCTTTCTTACTTATGTTGGTGACAATCTTGAGTCTCTCATCGGCCATAACTCTGAAGTGGCTTGGCTTTCAGTAAAGGGAGGTGGCGTCGGCGGACACTGGTCTGACGTACGTGGCATATCCGATAAAG